AATCAGGAATCAAGAAAAAGTAAAAAAGTCAAGAGATTAGCTAACATAACACCGCGAGAATCAGCAAGGGTGTTAGATGAGATCGTGGTAAGTATGATGCCGGAGAAAGTAATATGACAGGATTCACTGAGCCAGAATTTTTGAGCTGTTTCAGTTTTATAACAGAGGATCAGGGATGTAGTATGATTTTCCACGACCAAGGCTTCCTCGAAATTCAGGGTACGCCGGCAAAACTTGAGGCATGTTCTCAAGTCATAGAATCAGTATTGGGATATTATTTCTTTAACGAGGATATTCCCGAGACTCTATGTGGTTGGCCGGTAAAAAGGCAAGGATAAGACATGGTTAAAAAAATAACTAAGAAAAAATCCGGGCCCCAGCCTATCGGACGCCCAACAAAATACAAACCAGAATACTGCCAGGCCATTATAGATTATTTTGATATTCCTACACACGACACAGACGGTAAGCCTAACACACCTCCATATATATTCAGATTTTGCCTAAGTATCGGAATTTCCAAAGATTGTTTACATAAATGGGTGGCCGCGTATCCTGAGTTTAATGACGCCTATAGAATTGCCAAGGAGATGCAAGAAAAATTAATAATTAATCATGCGCTTACAGGTGGATATAATGCGAGCTTTGCGTGGAAAACTATGATGAATATGCATAATTGGCGCGATCAACAGAACTTACAGGTTGGTTTAGACGAGGCTACACTTAACGTTATGCTGTCTGCGCTACCACTTGAATACGCTGATGCAGTCAAAAAGGCGTTATTGGCTCAAGCAACACAGAAAAAGGGTCGCTGAGATGCTCTATAGCTGGAGTTTAGGGATAAGGTAAGGATAAGGTATGAGGCAAGTAAACACTATTTTAATGACATCTGTAAGGTTGCTGGTATAATAATATGGCTATTACAGAGCAAAATAGATGGAAAAACGGCAGTAGCTATAAAAAATACTACTATACCGTGAAAGATATTTCCGAAATTACAGGCCGTGCGATTGGAACGGTTAGAAATGATATTTGTAAGAAAAAATTGATTATCAATGATTTGGAATCTGTAACAAACTATATTAAGGGATAGGGACTTAAGCCCGACAAGTGGTAACTCCAACCATTTCCCTTTTTAAAAAATGGAGGCATGTCAAAGGAGATGATATGGAAGAATCTGAAAGTAAGGTTTATTATATTGTAGATAGCGGGGATGAAAGTGGGGGGTATGGGTATGATTCTTATGTTAAAATTGGATATACAGTAGGTGAAGTTAAAGAGCGCCTTAATGCTTTGCAAACAGGGAATCCAAGACTATTAACCCTTTTATATACTGAAATAGGGGGGATAGAATTAGAAAGAGAAATACATGCGTTATGTTTTAAATATAGAGCAAAAGGGGAATGGTTTTTATATAATAAAGAATTAGTAGATTTGTTGTGGGTGGGAATAAAAAAGCGAGCATTCGAGAGACTTGATAAATTAAAAGAACAAACATGGGTTTATGAAATGGAAGAAATAAAGGCAATTAAAGAAAAATATGAAGTTATGAGAAACAATATTCAAGTTGAAAGTTCAGGGAATATGTCTTATTTAATTATCAGGCCATGCCCGAAAAAAGGGAAAAAATGAAACACATAATTCTTGCGATAGTATTTTTAATGTTTTTAACCGGCAGTGTTTCAGTGTGGGAGGGGCCATTCCCGAACCCTTTCCCATACCCTATCCCTAATCCGTATCCTACAGGGCAGGAAACGCAAAAATGACACAAACCCAACCTATAACATCATTACCTGACCCTGCCGTTTTTGCGGCACTATTAGCGAGTAAGCTGGCGCCTGGGGTGCTGGAGAATCTTCAAAAAGAATCAAAATATTTAAAGTATCAAGATGATCCTGTAGGTTTTTGTGAGGATGTCCTTGGTGCGACAATAACAGACGATGTAAAACGAATGATGGAGTCTGTTAGAGATAATCAAGTCACCGTGGCAGTATCAGCTAACGCAACTGGTAAGTCGCACGGAGCAGCGAGAGTGGCTGTTTGGTTTTATTTAGTCTATCAAAATTGCAAAGTCTTTACCGCGGCTGCGCCTCCTTATGAAAATTTGAGAAACATTCTTTGGGGTGAGATTGGTTCTGTGGCTGCAAAACACCCTGATCTATTTACTAACCATGCCGTTACCGCTCTTGATATTCGGCGAGGGCCGGAAGATTTCCTAACTGGGGTTACAATCCCGTCATCAGGCACAGCCGAGGAAAGAGAAGCTAAATTCAGCGGTAAACACCAAGAGTATATGTTGTTTGTCTTGGACGAAGGCGATGCAATCCCAGACGATGTTTATAGAGGTATTGAGTCTTGTATGTCAGGTGGTATTAAGGTGCGCCTTCTAATCATATTCAATCCCCGCCATGCCTCTGGAGCTGTTTACAGAATGCAGAGAGACCATACCGCTAATGTCGTTCATCTATCAGCTCTAAACCACCCAAACGTTATTACAGGTGAAAATATTATTCCAGGCGCAGTTGACAGAGAAACAACAGTCAGACGAATTAATATGTGGACAAGACCTCTTAATCCAAACGAAAAGGCAGAGGAAGAAACTGTTTTTGCTTTGCCAGACTTCTTAGTCGGAGCTCAGGCTAAAAGACAAGGAGGAGGAATTTTCTCTCCTCTGGTTGCAGGGAAATATAGACTTATTAATTCAGCTTTTGCCTATATGGTACTTGGCCGGTATCCAGCCGCAGGGTCAAACCAGCTAATCTCACAAGAATGGATATCGCAGGCAAGGTCAAGATATGATATTTATACTTCTACCTATGGAGAGGTCTCTCCTGCCGGTTCAAGCGGGGTAATGGGTTTGGATTGTGCAGAGTTTGGTGAGGATTGGAATGTAGCTGTTGGACGCTTTGGAGGGTATCTAACCCCATTTAAGTCATGGGGCGGGGTTGATATGATCGAAACAGGAAAAAAAGCTGCTACTTGGTATGAGGGGAACAAAACAGATAGGGCGAATGTTGATGCTACAGGAGTTGGTGCGGGGGTCGCTCCTCACATGCAGTCTCTTAATTGTATCGCAGTAGGTATTAAAGTTGCTTCAAAGCCAATGTTAAAAACAGAGATTGGTGAGTTTAGAATATTAAGAGATGAGCTATGGTGGAGAGTTAGGGAATGGTTAAGGATTGATTCAGGCGCAATGTTGCCTCCTGATGAAGAATTGATCGAAGAATTAACCTGCCCAACCTATAATACCGATAGCGGTAAGATTGAGGTAATGCGTAAAAAAGACATGAAAGAAATTCTTGGTAGGTCACCGAACAAAGCTGATGCTTTATGCTTAACATTCGCTAACACAGAGGGTTTTTTATCTGACTGTAACTTCCAAGATGAGCCGCCGGAATGAATAATAACTTGCACTTTGTTAATAAATATAATAGGATGTAGAAAATTTGTATGAATAATAAATCTATTATTAAATTAATTTTACACGAACATCCCTGGGAGATCCTACAGGCCAGAATTGACCATGCCAGGGTTACGAATCAGCCTTTATATGAGTCACCTTTCTGGTTCGAGAATACAGAGACTGGTAGATGTTATCATGCTTTATATTCATGTATTGGGTGGCCTACCGAAGTACAGGAGAGTAAAGACGAGCAACCAGGGTACGTGGCAATCGTGGGTGTTATAAGACCAACAAAAGAGCTGGAACACTATAATCCTGTTAATGCAAATTTTTTACTACTTAATGAATTCCAGTCAAAAGATGTTGGCACACTCCTTGACAAAGCTGTTGAGATGAGAGAAAAGTATGGATATGGTGTCCAACCGGAATTGTTAAAAGTGTTCTACGGTGATCCTGATAGATTTTTAACAACGGTGGCTTTATATAACGAACGGCTTGCAAAAAAATATGGTAACGAAAATAGTGCAATACTTATAACACCGCCGGTAGATTTTTACGACACAATGGTTTTTGATAACTATATCCGTAGCCTCAGGTCATGTCTGTTGCCCGATAAGACAAGGTTCTTTTTTGGGGGAAACGATATTTTAAAGAATAATTTAAGAGAGTTTAAAAAAGAAAACCCAGCAGTTATGGCAATCGGTGGTCTCGTTCATTCGCTGCTGACCGTCTGCACATGGATGAATAATGTTGGTGAGAACATGTTTGCGGTAGAGGAAAAGGCAGCATAATAACCCAGTGTTGTTTTTAACACTCGTTAAGGGAGATAGTGTATAATGGAGGATAACAACAGCATAATGCCTTCTGGGCAATCTATCATAAGAGATGGAGTTGAGATACCATTACCCACAACGGAAGAATTGCCAAAGTTTAAATCATGGCTGGAAAAGAATGGCGACAGAGACCCCTACCATCCAGCGCAGCACTATGATTTATTGGGCGCTTTTCGTTCAGGGTTAAACAGAGTTGACGAAAAAGGGGAGCCTTCCCCTATTAAACGAGACCCGAAAACAGGAGAGATGGTGGGGGGGCACTTGCCAGATACTTTTAAATTGCCTGGGCATCCAACATTTTCAACAGAGTCAAAGTATTACAAGAAAAATATGCCAGCAGGGACATGGGAGGGCGGTAAATACATACCGATAAATAGATAATGTTTAACTACACGTTATATTTCACAATAGCAGGTTCAACAGCTCTTGTCATGCTGATAGGTATATTACTTGGTGGATGGTTAATGTTTAAAGGCAACAGGTCGGCTAAGACCAACGAGAGTTTTATCGGCAGGTCTTCCAAGGGGGAGGTCTTTTCTATCCTCGACGACTCTGATAGCCCTGATTATCCGGAAGGGCAGAGCAAGGAAGAAGGGAAGATACTTGAGCGAACGAATAAATTTCTGAAAGCGTTAGGAGGTAATTAATGCAGGGCCTTAAGGCAAAATGCACTTCATGCGGCAAAATCATGTGGGAAACGACAGAACACTACAGACCAGACCAAACACCAAAAGGTAATTTTCTCAGGTTGATAGACCCATGGAAGAAATGGAAATGGTGCGAGTTTGATAATGAGTGCCGTGGTGTTAGTACAACTCCAGCTAATCTAATGTGCTGTCCATCTTGTAGCGCACCTTTAGTAAAGAACGGCAGGCTAACCATTGTCAAGGATACTAAAAGCCGTACAGCGATGAATCAGGAAGCCATGAAAGAGTGGGATGAATTAGAAGATATCGTCCTTCCTCTTAATTATGCACCTGAGAACCAGAATGAACTTGACCAAGTCGCTCTTCTTACCCCCTTAGATGATAAAAGAAATGCCCACCAAACTATACCTATTGAGTCTGCGAATGATCTCAAGTGCGGTGTTTGCGGGAAAATTTTTAAAGTTAGGATTGCCTTAATTGGGCACATGAGATCACATAAGAAGGAAAAAACAAATGTTGAACCAAAAGAAATTTAAGTTGGCCATCAAAACAAGCCCTTATAAAGCCTATGAGATTGCCCATAAATCAGGGTTGCACCAATCAACCTTGGCGCAGATCGCTTGTGGAATAGTAAAGGTAAAGGAAAATGATGCCCGGGTTTTAAAAGTTTGCCGTGTGTTAGGCATGAAACCTGAGGAGTTCTTTAAAAGGAGAGCGACGAGTGCCAGCTAAATATCACGAAGGAGCTAAAAAGGCGTATGAATCGGGCAGGACTCCAATCTATTCTGACGAATTCTCAGCCGAAGAACAAAAAAAATGGGAAATAATGATGAGAGAGCAAATACGCAAGGAAACAGGATACACCCCAAAAGAAAAGAAAGAATGGCCTAAAGCGTGGACTCCTGCCCCTATTGCTATGAATACAAAAGCTAAAAAGATTAGAAAAGGATTGTTGAAGGGATAAATAAATGCCTAATATAGATAAGAAATGGAATCTTCAGAAACTCCCTCCAAAAGGTCATGCAGACGTGGCCAAGTTTGCTAATGATTTATTTGAAATAGCAGATACGGAGAAGAAGCGTCTGAATAAGAACGAGGACTTCCTAACCAACTATTCTTTATATCGAGGAAAGAAGCCAGTAGGAATAGGCATAAAGGCTTTTGATACTCCGGTTAATCTTTACTTTTCTAATATTGAGAGAACGGTAGCCAATATCACAGCCCGCCAACCACAAGGAGAAGTTGTTGATCTGGACGGGTTTGAAGATAATGCAGAGAAGCTCCTGTCAGCCAAGTTGCAGAAATGGTGGAAACAAACCAACCAGCAAACTAAAACTAAAGCCACTGCGCGCACAATGGAAGTTTATGGAGTTACAATAGAACATCCCCTTTGGGATAAATTACAAGCAAGACCTGAGATAATGCTCACAGACCCGTTTGGATTTTTCCCTGCACCTGGTAATTGGGAGAATATTGCAGAAGAAGCTCCTTATGTTTGTTTTGCCTATCTGGATTTTGTAGATAAAACTGAAAAAGAATTTAATGTTAAAGACATTGAATCAGATAGCGCCTATGAACTCTTAGGGGCGGTCAGGGAAGAATATAAACCAACAATTCAACAGCAGAGAACAGGTAATTACGAAGATGCTGTAATTCCCTCAGATAGAGGAAAAGAAACAGACGGGAAACTTGAGCGATGTCTGATTATTGAGGTGTGGGTAAGGGATTTTTCAACACGAATAATCAAAGAAGAAAACCCCGCTGTAAATCAGGAAACCGGAGAACCGTTGTTTGACGATAATGGTGTTCCTTTAATTGAGATAACTACCACAAAAGAGCAGATATATCCTGATGGAATCCGTAAAATTACCATTTCCAGAGCAAAAAAGGACGGAGCTAAAAACAGTTATGTTGTTCTTGATGATTCCGCCAACCCGAACATTAATCCTGCATTAGAGGTTGAATTAGCATCTAAAACGTATCCTTGGGGCAGGCTCCCGGCTTATATAGCCAATTCATATCAGGACTTGGTTTCGATATGGGGTTTTGCCGCCGCTGAACAGGTAGGCGACCTGCTTGTAAAAATCAATCGAATTGTAACCAAACTGGTCAATTATGTAATCAATGTCATGGCGCCGCCTTTGATAGTTCAGCAGCATTGCGGAATTACAAGAGCGATGATCGAGGAAAACATAACAAAAGGCGGCAGATTAGTTCTAATGCCTACCACTCCTAATGCCCGTATCGAATTCATGCAAATTCCCAACCTTCCGGCCACTTTCTTTAATGTACTTGATTTAATTGTCAGGTTTTTCGACAGACTTTACGCTACAGAAGCCGCTGATAGGGGGGCAGCTCCAAGAGGTGTTATAGCGGCAAGCGCGATCGTTTCATTACAGGAACGAAACCAGGTATTAATGCAGGCCAAAACAACCGCTATTGAGAAACTTGTAGAAGAACGCAGCAGGTGGGCGATAGGGCTCTGGCAGAACTTTGGCACAAAGACAGAACTTGTCAGTGTGGCAGATGAGATGATGCCGTTTATTGGGACTAATTTTGCAGGCCGTGAATTTAGTTATGTTGTGGAATCCGGCTCCACAACCCCAAGAACAAGTCTGGCTATTCAGGAACTGGCAGTTAAACTATATGAAATGAAAGCTATTGATCGGCAAGCATTGCTCGAATCGCTAAGTTTCCCAGGTTATCAGGAGATTATCGAACGAACTGCTGAAACAGAACTTGACATGGCATTGCAAGTTTTGATAGAATCAGGCTTACCGGAAGAGGAAGCAGCGCAACTTAAAGAATACTTAATTCAAACGGGGCAGGGGATTGGTGGTTCAAAAACGCAAGGGCAAGGAACAAAATCAACCGAAGCAAGGAGAGCAACCCCGGGGGTGCCCAAAGCGCAACAAGGGCAGGTATAAATGATTTACGAGTACGAATGCAAAAAATGCGGCACAATACACGAAAGAGTCTTTAAGATGTCGGATTTTCCTAAGACTGTTAAATGCGAGTGCGGCGGTCAGGCCAAGAAAATTCTATCAATTGGTGCTATACATGCCGACACTGATGTCCCATGGCTTCCATCTGCGAGCGAGGTACTTGTTAAGCATCACGAAAAGCCATTAACGACCCGGACGGAATATAGACAATATTTAAAAGAAAACCACTTGGCCCCTATTGGATGACAATTTGGATGAAAATAAACTTGACATATTATTTATAGATATAGTAAAACGATTTAAAGACTGGTTGAATAAAAAGGCAACCGGTAAGTTTATAATTGAGATTAACATTAACCAGGGAGGGATTATAGGAACACCGAAAATAACTATAACAGAAAATCTATAATGATGGAGACAGAATAAGACTCTAAATAATTAGAGAGACTCTAAGCCCAAGTGATGGATAACACGCAATGCCGTGCCATATTACTTGGGCTTTTTTTATTCACAATTTTAATTCTGGGACAACATTACAGGAGGCCGGAAACGGACAACCTCAAAACTGCAATGCCTTGAAAAGGAGAGAAAGATGAACGAAGAAACAGGAAACGAAAATGAAGGCAACGAAGAACAACCTTATCTTGGCCCATGGAAAACCAGAGAAGCCGCTGAAGAAGGAGTGAGAAATCTGGAATCCAAATTGGGCAGTCAGGGTAATGAGCTTGGAGCTTTAAGGAAACAGGTTGATTTTACACAACAAATTATTGACGACCTGAAGAACCAAACTGCTTCGGCTTCCAAAGCGGAAGGCCCGAACTATGATAAAGACATGGCATCTATTCAGAATAAAATAGCCGAACTTGATCCGGTTGACGACAGTTATCAAAAAGACCTGGCATCATTAATGGCAAAGTCGAATGCTCTTGCAGCTAAAGTGCAGCATGAACAAACATTACAGGCAGCTACTGAAATGTTTAAAAAAGAGCTTGACGACAGAGATGTCAAAGCCATTCATAAATCGTTTTACGAAAAAAACCCTGACTTTAACGCGCCGGAAATACAAATGCGAATTAAGGACTACATTGCAAGAGACACAACCGGAATGAGCGATCCACTCGTAGCGTATCGTGAGATACAAAGAGACACAGCCGCTCAAAGAGCAAAAGAGTTAGAGACTGAAAACGCAGAACTTAAAAAGCTCGCTGATCTTGCCAAAGGAACAGCTTCAACCGGCAAGGTTGTTACAAAAGGGCAGAGCTTACAACAACAAACAAAACAACCTAAAACAACAGGTGCAGATTTAGATAAGGGGATGCAAGAAGCATTAAGCAGACTTCGAGGATAAACCCTGCGCCAAGTTGCGTGGGAGGAATAAATCATGAGTTTAATTAATCAGTTAAATGCAACAACTGAATATTACTGGCTTCAGACCGAACCCCAGGATATTCTAAATAAAGCAAGCGCTTTGCTCTGGAAGTTAATGGGCAATGCAATCAAAGCGGGTAATTGGGAAGTCCAGCCCCACGAAATCATTGACGGTGGGTTAATGATTAAGGTCCCGCTTGAGTACCAGAACTCAAATTCAGGTGCTTACGGTGCTACCACCACAATTAATCAGTCTAAGGTTAATATCCTGGATGCAGCCCGATTCAGATGGGCAGGTATTTATGGGTCTAACACCCTCAACCTTGACGATCTGACACAGAACACCGGAGACGCTGCTATTATCTCTTTAACCAAGCAGTACATGAAATCAATCAAGAAAGCTGCCAGAGTTAAAATGGCCGCTGATGTTATTTCCGCCGCTGCTGATTCAAACAGCATCAATGGGTTGGGTGATCTGTTTAACGCTACCAAATCGACTGAATATGGCTCGATTGCCGAAGACGAGATGGCCACATGGAAGGTTAACGGGATCACCACAGCGGAAGAAATTTCTTTTGAGGTTATGCAAAAGATATTCAGAACGGTAGATATGGGTGGCTTTGCCGGTATGCTTCCGAACTTCTGCTGCACGACACAGCTTCTTGTAGATGGCTACGAGAGGTCATTACATCCTCAACAGAGATACACAAATACCGAAATGGTAGAGGCCGGATGGAATAACATTATGCACAAAGGAGCCCCTATCGTTGCGGATGCTGGATATTCAACAGGCTACTTAGACGCTCTTAATCTTAACTTTTTGACGTTGCGAAGCCATCGTGACTACAACTTCACGAAACCCGTGTGGAATGCTAAGACGATATTGGGGCAGCCTGATGTTTTAACAGCAGATACCCGGTGGAGAGGCAATTTGTTTTGTAGCAACCGTAGGATGCATGTACGGCACACTTCCCTCACCGAGCCTGCATAACAATAAGGGCTTGACAATGATTGCATAGTGTGAAAGTATAAAAATAGGGGCTAAAGGGATACCTTGAAAAGCGGGAAGCCTTACCGCCCGCCCCTATAAACACAAGGCAATATCGAAAGGCGGATATTATGAAAGAAATACAACTTTCACAGAACAAGGTGGCATTAGTAGATGATATTGATTTTGAATGGCTTAATCAGTGGAAATGG